TCCCAAACCAAGGTTTGCGAGACCCTGTGCAACAGCTGCAGGACCATCAGCTTTGATATCCGCAAACGGATTCTCTCTGCTGAGAAAAAGCCTGGTGAATGCCGTGAGCAATTGCGTCGCATCTGCCTTATCTGGGTCAATTTCTGCCTGGTCAAGAATATTAAGTAACTCTGACTGAACGGTATTGAACCAGTCAGGGCCCGGATAGGTGGGAGGAATACCATTCCCCCCTTCAGTGAAGAACAGGCGCAAGGCACTGTACAGTGGTGACACGGCGGGCATAACCGGGACGCCCGTATTATTATCGACATGGAACATCAGTTATCTCCTGCATAAATAAATTCATAGCCTGTGCCACCCATACGATACTTTGTCATAACACACTCAAGCTCCCGGGCACGGTCACTGAGTAACGGCGTCATGACCGTATCCATACACGTAAACCGGCCACCACTTGAATCAAGAACCTCTATCTGTAAAAGCCAGCGGTAACGATTGGGCCACAGTGGATACATACAGCTCCGCATACAGTGGTGAGGAAGAATAACGTTTACCTTTACGTTAAAGCCCAGGTCAGCCGCGACAGCCTCTATTTGCCAGGGGGCAAGTCCACCTTTACGATGATATTTCTCAACGACAGCCCGTCTGCGGCCTTCGAAAGTGCTGGCAGGTAATTCACATTCAGGCAGCTCAAGATACCCCTCCCATTCATCCAGTAACTGCCGGGTAGTCTCCGGGCGCATTTCAGGAAGAAGCAGATCTGCATTGGTTTCAACGCGGTTTAAACGGGTTGCAAGAGCCAGTAAAAGACGGGTTAAATCTGAATCGGCTTCACGCGGCCACGCCTTACCTCTGGGCATAACCTGCTGAAGCGCATGTAACCACGCCGCTACGCCGTGAGCCATGTGACATCTCCTGTCGTAATCAGCTCATTGGTTTCTGCCGGAATATCAGCATCAACGGAAAGGGTGTAATCAGTCACGCCGCTGGCTGACCCGACAGCCGTCCTGAGTGCTGAAACAGGTAACTTTTGTCCGGGTGACAGCGTTTTCTGGAGCGTTGACAGGTTGGTCAGCACCGCCGTTCGTGTCGCCGCTGAGTCAGGCGTCAGCTTAATGCTCATATCGACGGGTTTCAGTTGTAGCTCAACAGGCCAAACCTCAATCCCGCCTGGCTTGCCAACATAATTGCCGGTGGCAGGGTCAGCATGCCGGAAGAGATACGTCTCCATGGATGCTCTGTCAGTGGCCGTTGGCGTAATATCGGTACGGTCATCATAGACCCATGCCAGACCAACAGTGCCTGAACCATGCCAGGCATCGAAACACCAGGCACGACTGACACCGGCCATCTCTCTGGCCCAGTTGACATAATCATGGACAGCGCCACCAACGGGCGGGTTACGTTTGCGGAAAAGAAGTCGATCAAGCAACTCAGAAATGGGTTCAATATCTGCACCACCCGTTATCCCGTCACTGGCAACAACCCCATTGCTTTCTGTGCCTGCAACAGGGGAAAGTAACGTTAATATTTCACCGGATGAAAGGTTTCCATCAACACCGGCTTCATCAGCCTGTACCTGAACAGTGACCACACCATCAACGGGTTCAGAAGACGCAGTGATGTGATAGACCACACCGGATGTGGTCTGCATTGATGTATCAAGCTCAAGTGCAGCAGAGCTGGTAAATTCAACCGGGCCTGTTGCGAAAGAGGTCTGTTTACGTATGACGCCTTCAGAAGCAGCAGTATCGATAATGGTCTGGTCATCGGAATCTGGTGAAGGAATTATCTGGTCTGCAATCCAGCTCTGATGGTCATATAAATCACGAACCTGACTGCTTACTGAAATATTGATGGCATTTTCAACGCCGACAGGCGGAAGCTCAGGAATATCGAGTTCAATGACGATATCCTTTTTCCCGTCTGAAATGATTTTTTTTAGCGTGGGAATATTAAATGGCATTCAGCGTCGCCTCCCATCGTTTATTCAGTTGAATGGTCAGCACCGATTTATCCGGGCGGGTCAGGGTTACAGTGAAATTAATGCGGTCACTGGTGGCAATTGTGGCAACCACCTCAGCCGTTCTGGCATAACCGGTACGCAACAAGGGTTGCATGGATAACGTGGCATAGTCCTCCACGCGCTGACGAACTGACTCTGTCAGTTTCTGGCGCTCAAGCAACCAGAGCTTTGAACCCCATGGGTAATCGCTGTAGGTATCACCCGGCCAGCCCCTCAGGTCATCAGAGCCATCAGGAATTTCATCATCTGCATCAGCACGGATATCGGTAAACAGGCAAATAAGCACCAGAGTAACAAGCCCGTCGTCAAGCGCCAGGCCGTCATGTTGAATGGTAATATCACCGCGTGATAAGAGATTTTGCCAGGTCAGTCCGATAGTCATAAGGGTTTGGTTGTATCTTCATTGTCGCCATCCTTATGAATATGGTCGAGGAAGGATTTACTTTTAACAGTAATATCCTCAGTAAACTCAGAAGGACCGACACATTTAAATTGAGCTGTAGTAATCTCAAATAAATCGTCGGCGGTGTAATTAACCGTTTTCCCCCTAACATCAATTATTCCGCCTTTCTTCAGAATAATCATTGACTGACCATCCTGATGATAAAGGCAGACGTCGCCTGCCTCCAGCCCTTTCGGACGACAGCGTTTATCTTCTACGGCAATCGCGACCAGACTTTCCCGACGCCCACCCACGGCCAGCACAATGGCTTCACTGCCTGCAGGTGGAACTGTAGTCAGACCGTATTGCTGAAAACGCTCAACATCGTCGTTCGTCGCATCAGCCAGAGACTGAACCTGGAGATTCTGTCGCCCGAGGCTGTCCGTAACCAGACGAACTACAGCACGATCAACTAACAGGCGTAGACGTCGTGCTATCTGGTTAAGGGTACGGCCAACATTTTCTGGATTCAGTCCCATGTTGCTTTCACCTTTGACTTTTTGGTTTTTTTGCCTTTTGTTTCAGGAAGGTCCAGAGATTCAGGCGGAACCAGTGACAGGACTGTGAGGCGTCCGTTATCACCATCAGTAAACGTCACGCTTTTGATTATCCAGGTGGTATTCAGGTTCTGGACAGGGTCACGGATATCAGCAAGCAGGTTGGTATGCCACAGCGTTCCTGTATTGCCGTTATCACGCCACCCGGACAGGGTAATTTCCGTTGTATTGGATTCACCCAGCATCCTTGCTTTATACCAGTCACCACGAATGCTCGCGCCGCCCACTGTCAGGCTGTCTTCATTGACCAGGATTCTGGGGCGATAACGGTTTATTTCACCGTCATCAATACTGACCTGACGGCCTCCAACAACACTGGCAGGCTGGGCATCCCATGTGGCACCACCCGCACTGGAACTGCCTTTAACAATGTACTGACTGGCCCGTTCACGCCAGCTGAAACGGCCACGGGCGGCGAGAATATTATCCCCAAGTACCAGGGCGACTGGGGCGCGTTTAGTTGAAGCGCGGGTAATAACGAGATTACCGTTTTCGTTCGATGTCAGCAGCACACCACGCTGACGGGCAAGACGATCAAGTAATTCAAAGCCGGTTTCACCCTGTTCCAGTACCACACTGGGAAAAGCCTCGCCAGTATCCGTTTCATTGATGACAGTAATACCATAGGGTTTGGCAACTTCTGTCGCCAGTTGCTCAAGGCGTATGCCTTTCCACTGCCCCGATTTATGCACGACAGAGCTGTCAACAAGGTCGCCCGTCTTATCACGACCTGTTACCCGTAATGACACATTCTCAGCATCATAGCTGGGAATAAAATCATCTATATACCCTGTCATAACGATATCGGTCCCAATCATGACCTTACAGGGTAAGCCTTCTTTTATGGTGCGTGGAGCAGCTTCTGACCACTGGGTTGTCACCGTGAGGTCAAACTCACCCGCTATCGCGTCCAGAGAACGGGTGATGGACATTTCAGTCCAGCCATCCCAGTTTTTCCCGTCCACAATAAGTGAAACGCTTTCTTGCTGGCCGGATTCAGTCATATCAGTCAGTCACCTTTATTGATGTGGAGGGGAGAATAAAAGAAGGATCACGAAGGCGATTACGCGACACAATAGTGTCCCTGTTCTCCGTATCACCCGTTTCACGCCATGCCAGCAGGGCTGCTGTTGTGGTCGTTGTTGGGTTAACCAGACGGGTGTCAGGTAACTGTGCACTACGAACCCTGACATCATTTACAACAGAAAAACGAAGGTCACGTAATGCACGCCACAAATCACGCTGTCCGTTTTCAACGGCAATAGCTGCCTGCTCAGACAGCTGAACGGCCAGCGTATCACCGGCGTTCGTGGCTTCTTCTGCTGTTGCAAAATCCATGGTGGCGACAGCCTCGGCCTTTGCCACCACAGAAGACACAATGACAAGCTGACGGAAGTCGTTGATGTTGTCCTTCATTGATGTGGTCATGGCAACCCCCGTTACCGGGACACTACTCGCCATACCAACGACTCCCTGAGACGGTGAGCTGGCTACAACAGGCATGTCTTTAGGAAGACTTCGGGTTGCGGATTTGGTGGCTTTATCTCCGGCCCACTGGTCACTCAACTGGTCATAAACGCGCAGCGACCAGGGTGGCTCACTGACAATGTCCCGGATACTGCTGGTCAGGCTGGTCATCTGCCTGACCAGTTCTCCGGGTTTAGCAATAATTACACCTGTCAGGTCTTTAAAGCGGCCCAGCCGGTCAACCCAGTCAGTCAGTGCGGAAGGTATGGTTGGGAGGTTCATTACCAGCCCTTCCATATCATCCAGCAGGCTGTCAGTCATATCACCGAGGCCATCAAGAGCGGCAAAATAATCGCCGTTTGCAAAAGCCTCTTTGACAGCATCAGCAGCACTGAGTGAGGTCAGGCTGGTATTTTCCGTTGGGGAAGGGAACAGGCGTTCACCCGCTTCAAAAACTTCAAATGAAATGTAGGCGACGCCGCCTTCCTCAGTGCTGAGTCGGTGAGAAACCTTACCCACCTGCACCTTTTGAACCCCAAACCACGGGTGGACCAGTTCGCCCGGGCCGGGAGTGTTCAAAGCAGACAGCAGGGCATCCAGTTGTTTCTGGTAATTGTTACCGACGAGCTTTCCGTTAATCTGCTGCTGGGACAGCACCGCACCATTGTCTTCGGTCCAGCCCACTTCTTTTTTGGGATATGCCCGAGGGATGGCTCGCCGCCCACTGGTGCCTTCATTATCGACCAGGTAAAACGAGACATTACGGAATGATGCATCACGCAGGGTTTCCCATTTTCCTGTTGCCATCAGTTCTGCTCCACACTGGAAATACCAGCAGAGGCACTGAGTTTCACGCCTGGCTGGTCCATCTTCACACTTTTAACCCGGGCATCACCTTCAACAACCACGCGAATTTCCCCCTGAAGCTGGGGTGGCACCAGAGGGTAATTCGGTGACTGATTTTGCATACTTGCCCATGGCCTTGGGTCCTGCGGCATTGATGATGTATCACTGACAGCAGTGGTAAAAAAGTTGACCAGTGCATCCCATACATCACTTCGTTTTTGTTTTTCCTGGGCAGGTGTATCAAGCTGTAATTCGGATGCCACCCTATACGACCAGTCGCGCGTAGGAGACTGACGCGCCTTTTCCCCAAGCCCGGAACCTTCGTAAATATTTTGGGCAATATAATCAGCCGCCTCACTCTGCAGATAGGTCATACCAACCCCGGTCATGGCACCGAGTGCAAGACCTGTCCAGCGTGTCATGCCTGTTGTAGGTAACTCAGGAAGTTTCGGTGATGAGGGACTGGAACCAGAAGGGACAGGCTTGGTGGGTTCAGCCCCTTTAGGACCTGTTGCCGGTGTCGGGCCATTCTGACTACCCGGACCACCATTACTGAAGCCACCACTCATGTTGACAACATAAACAGGCATCACACCAGATCCAAATGCATCAGAGACGTTCTTTGGAATTCCTTTACTTTTACCGCCGCCAAACAAATCCCAAGCACCTTTTCCAACTTTGAATACTTTTCTGGCCGCAATAAGCCCGCCCACTGCAATAGTGATGTTCTTACCAATATTCAACCAGTTTTGTACCGTTTCATGGTCAACCGAGTTAAGAGCATCAGCCAGTTCCTGTACAGGCTGTGCCAGATTTGATTCAGCAAAACGCTGCCATTCATTATTGAGCGACTGCATGGCTGAATTAAATCCCTCTGCATTGGTCTTTGCTGCATTCTGGGTGGACCCATATTCTACGGTGCCGTAAATCAGCTCCTGCATAAGCCTGATATTCTCAGGCTTGAGTAATGTTGTAATCCCCTGCATCCCTGTCTGGTCAAAGACATCCTGAAGTTTTACTGGATCGTTTTTAGCCCTTGCTAAAATTTCCTTCATCAATTCAAAAGGAAGCTTTAATTCTTTTGTCCCTTTCTGAAACACATCGATGCCATTCGCTTTAAGAAAATCAATGTTCTTTTTATTAGAGAGGGCTGCATACATGGCCTGAATACTGGTAACTGTTTCATCAGCGCTGCCCTTGTTTTTTGCAAATACCTGAGCGAATGCGCCCATCTGGGCAATCGCTACCGGGCCCTGTTGCTGAATAATAGAAAACAATTTTGGGGCAACCCTGGCAATATCGGCCACACTTACCGACCCGACAGCAAACTGGGCATACAACTTATCCAGCATTTTGCTAACGTCACCGGAACCTTTGACACCTTTTTCCCAGAACTGGGCAAGCAAGCCCGCTGCCGTCTGGCCGTCAACCCCAAAGGCCTGCATGAGCAATCCCATATTACGCAGGTTATCTGCCACAAATTTGTAATCACCGGTTTTTCCCAGCAACTCGCTTACACCCTGTCCCAGTGCAGACGCATCAAGGCGAATATCCCCCTGATTCGATATATCCCTGATTTGCTCATGTAAACTGATGACCTGCTCACGGGTTAACTGGGCATCCGTTCCCATACGCCGCATCTGTGCATCGAAATCAGCAACACCTTTTACCGTTGCCCCGGTAGCAAACCCGGCAATCATCCCGGTATAGCGATTACCCAGACTGTCAAGAGCCCGGCCTGCAGCAGCGCTGGTGGATTTAACCACCGACATGGCCCGTTCATTACGCCGGGCGAACTCAGACATATTGGCACCGTATTGCCGCGCTTTTGCTGTCAGGTTACCGGCAAGGTTAATGAGGATTTCTGTGGTCAGGCGGCTTGCCATATTGCTTCCTCAGTTGTTCTGTGAGACGAAACAGTTGCCGCAAGGGCAACTGCTGGAGGTAGGACATATCGAAACGTTGAGACAAATTGACGAGTAAACTACTGAGCGCCGTCGCCAGCGGCATCAGGTCGCCCCCGGGAACCAGTCTCCGCAAGCAGGTCATCCATCTTTGATGCCATGCCCGTCAGTAAATCAAGGTCTTCCGGGTGGAGCCTGTAGAGGTCTTTGATATTCAGCGGGCCGGGGATAGTACCTACAGAAAGTATCTGACGGCGCAACATCTCCAGCCCCATCAGCACCTCAGAGCAGTAAGCAACGGCCTTGCCGTTCTCCCCGATAACCACACGCTCAGCGGCCAGTTGTGATTTGATCACATCCTCTGAGTTCAGTTCACGAAAGGTGACGTCAACATGACATGCTTCATCCGCCGTACCTTTACCGGTCAGCAGGCCATGCTTCAGTGTACAGGTCATCTGAGCCATGTCTTATACCTTAACCAGATTGGTGCCAAGGAAGTTAGCCGATATCGTCCCGGCATCTTCATCCAGTGTTGCCGGGCCTTCTGTTGCTGACCCGGTCATCATATAGTTGAGGCCGTTATCCCCTTCAAACATGACAGTGACCTCTTCCCAGTTACTGATTTCAACCACATCCATGTCTTCTGCAGCCGCAATGGTTAACTGAATTGACGGTGCCGCCATTTTGCGCGACAACCCCCAGACCTTGCCGCCGCCCATATGCTGGGTTCGGGAGAAGCCACCCGGATTCAGGGTGGATTTACCTTCAGTTTTAATTTCACGGCCATTGATACGGATAGAGGCCATTCCCAGAATTGTTGACATACCACTATCCCCTTACTGTTTGAACTGAATAAGACCGGCCAGCACACGCAACTGGTTTACCAGGTTCGGGTGGGCGATAAAGTTGAGCCGGTTGGCATCGTTGCTGTCGATGTCCACCTCAAGCGTGTCTTTGTAATCATCAAAGTCTTCCACCAGACCGGCTGGCACCAGTTCGGTCAGTGCGATATCCAGCAACTCAGCCCGGGCGATTTTGGGTGTCATTACGGGCTGTCCCGGGTCAAGGCGGTCCAGAACGTCATCCCCGGCCAGTTTGTGGCGGGGGTAACGGTTAGTGAAGCGGTTCTTAATGATGTAGCGAATGCGCCCCAGTGTGGCCGGTGACTGGACGTCAAGGTAAGACGTATCCGTATCACCGTACTGATTAACCCGGTACATCGTGACTTCACGCTCAATACAGGCATTATCACCCGCATCAACAAAGTGGGTTGCTATACCGTCATGCAGCAGCAGATTACGTTCCTGCAGATCCCAGCGAATATCTTTAACCGGAACAAGTATCCCGGGAAGAACCAGTGTCTGAAGCGGGCGGGCCGGGTCAACAGCCAGATAGTATGCGGCGATACCCCCGTAAGATGCCGCCCACTGCCAGTGAGGCTGAGGGGCAATATTGGTACTCATGCAGGATATCAGCCAGTCATTACGGGCATGACCAAACGTACCTGATTCAGCATGCGTACCACGAAAAGCAGTCCACAACTGCGCCTCAATCATCTTCAGCGGGCCCCAGCGGGTGACCAGTTCGTCACGGAGGGTGTTAAGGCTCTGGGTGTCATTAAACGGGCACACAATATCGGTAAACCAGTCATCACCCATTGCAGCCACGACAGCCGACATGTCCGGTGTACCCGTACCGCCTGCAAAACCGGCAATGGTCACCCCAAGACCCGAGGGTGTCTGCTCGCCGGTATAATAATTCAGGCGCACGTCCATACCATTTCCCGTACTGCCCGGCCAGTTTGCCGTCAGTTCAACCGTATCTGTCAGCCCTTCTTTCAGGGCGGCAGTGACCTGTGTCTCAGGCTGGGCCGTCATAGCCGTCACTATTGCCCCCGCCACGGTATCCTTGTCGTCACTTTCCGCCACGGCAATCTGTACAGAGATACCGTTCACCAACAGCGCCAGTGTGCCGGCTGCTGAAGCAGAACCGATAATCGTCAGAGAAGCCTTTGCCGCGGCCCCTTCAGGAACAGGCACACTCATTGCCCAGGTCTCGGTGTAACTGTTCGCCTTGCGGAATATTTTCAGCATGGCCGCCAGCATTGAACCTTTACCGTATAACTGCCCGGACATACCATCACCGGTGATCCGGCTGCGGGTCAGTGCCACTGATGTCCCGTCATCATTCTGGTGTCCGATAACCAGTACCTTACGTGACTGAGCCGGTGCGCTGCTCAGGGCCTGAGAATTATCAATTTCGATGACAGCCAGTGGTACGCGGATATCATCAGGAATAGTGCCAAGAGACATGGTTATTTCTCCCCGCCAGTACGTTTCTGTGTACCACTGTCAGTGGACGCAGTGCCTTTTTTTACCTCAGTCATGATCACATCACCCTGAGCCTCACGACGATACCACCAGGCATTGACCTGCAATGGCTCGCCTCCGGCAGCAAGGAGGTCGCCATTCTGTTTTCTGACCCGTAAGTCAGGCCGGGCTGGCGTTATATGCTTAATCATTCATGTTCCTCTCTCACGTCAATATCGCCCTGAATTTCCGTTGCGCCATCGTTAACCACAAACGTGGCACCCAGTCGCAGAAAGTCAGGGAGCGCATTAATATCGATTTCTTCATCCAGCCTGAATTCCTGCTCCCATGTCACCGCCCATAAAGTGAGGCCCAGTTCGTTAAGGCCTGCGGAATAAATGTTGTCAGCGCTGATGGAAACCGGAGCCCGTTCAGCTTTCATACCTGCAGCGGCATCACGGGAGGCAATTCGGCGGACCAGTTTTCCCACGATGACCTCGCAGCGGGTATCCCGGGAATGGCCCCATGAATCTGTTGCCATCACATAGGCACCCCAGATGACATCACCGACCGTACCCCCTGCACGCTGGCGGATATTGCGAATACGCAGAGCGGTAATGCGAATGCAGCCACTGCGGTCAGACAGATAGGTTTTCACCTCAGCAGGTGTATTGAACTGGCCGATATGTCGCTCAATTGCCCTGACCTGATCCGGACTGTCACCCTGCAGGGCAGGGATAAGCCATGACACAATATTCTCAGCAGCGGCAACCGTGCTGCCGGTGGTCAGTAATACGGGACGGTTACTCATGGCAACACTCCATTCCAGAAATCACTGATGACGTGCATCAGCTCATCATTGTTCTCTGCAGATAACCCGAGGTATTCACGCTGCGGGATATTCATCATGCGCTTATGTGCCCCCACGGTTTGCCAGACGCCATGCTTCAGTGCCCGGCCAAATGCCTGGGTGATGAGACGCTTATGCGCACTGACCGACACGTTGCCGGAGAACCCGTCCTGGTGAACGGCTGCATAGGCCAGTGGAGAACCCACGCGAACCCGGCCACGCTCGGTGATGAACTGAATACTGTCCAGTAAGTCACCATTTCCCTGTAACAGACTCTGGTTACCGTTACGGGTCTTTCGGTAGCGCTCTGACCAGTCCTGCCACTTCTCCCCGGCAGGGCTGGTTTTCTCATCACTGATACGACGGCGGGTCTGCGATTCAACCGTGGCACCAATGCTTTCCAGCAGTTCCTGTTGCAGGGCACCGTCGGACAGCTTTTCAACCGCCATACGGACCTTAGCCAGTTGTTCAGTGCCTGATACCTCGACGGATATCGCCATCACAGCACCCCACGCAACTTGTTACGGGTGAAGAGTCGCTCGTTATCGGATACAACAATCAGTCTCCCGTTATCCGTTTCCGGTGCCGGTGTGTCTGTTGGCAGACCCAGGTCACGGGTGCCGTTCGCCATCTCTTTCAGGGTCTGGATGGCACTGTCATACCGTTTCTGAATCAGGTCTGTTATCTGGTTGTCGCGTTCAGATAACCAGTAAATGGCGATGGAGACCGCTACCCGGTGCAGTGGCCGCGGGACAGCTGTAATATTCAGCGGCAGCTGGTAACGCTTGGACAGAAACGAATTGATCTCTGCATCTGCGTCTTCAATCGCTGTGGCAATTTTGGTTTCATCAAGCTGCTCGGTGTCCTTGTCTATAGCCATGTTCCAGACCAGAGAGCCGTCTGCCGCCAGCAGGTCATCACGGGTAACGTAAATCCCCATCAGCCTTTCTCCGCCACAACCGGGACGTCAGTCACTATCAGGCCGGGTTCCGCTTTCAGGCGTTGCGCGGTGGCATGGCTGATGAAGCAACTGATGACCACATCACCGTCCAGAGCATTCGCCTCGTTGTCACCATCCGGGTCATCACTGACAAAAATATGCACGGTCTCATGCGGCCAGAAGCGGCCACAGCGCCAGAAACCACGACGGGATTTTGCCCTGACAGACAGAACCTGCACGTCATCGGTTGCCGGACCAGCCGGGAGAAGACGTGTTTCATCACCGGTACTCAGCGCCTGCAGCGGTGTCATCACACTGATGGCACCCGCACCCACCGGTATGTAATGCCCGGGCAACGCAAGTGACAGTTCAGGTCCCGGCACGTTTGATGCAACATCCGGTGCCACTTTCTCCGCTGATACCTTGCCAGCGCCACCTTTAGTGACTTGCTTACCCGTTGCTTTTGCTTTCGTTCCACTCACTGTTCCATCCTCTTTAAAGGTGGGTTACAGCAGGTATAAAGCCTGCTGTAACGTTGTTTACCGACGCTGAGAATTACGCCGGGGTGGTGATGAACGGTGAGTTGACGATATCCACATCTTTGTAATAGATATTGGAATCCCCACCATCGACCAGCATGGCATCAATGATTTTCTTCGCTGCGGCACGGTTGTTGGGTCCCACCACCAGAGTGGTCGGGCGGATACCCAGAGGCTGGCCGGAGTCACGTTTCATTCCCTGCAACACCTTCACTGCCGCTTCATAGTTTTCAGTGGTCAGGGCCGCTCGTGAGCCACAGGCGGTTTGCCAGAACCCGAACCCGACATTGCAGCGACCATCAACGCCATACAGGAACTCGTTATTTTTGAACGTATGCTCACTGCTCAGGTCGTCCAGCGATTTGAAATCGAAATCACGTCGCTTCTGGTAAATCACCGGCTTCAGTACCTGTGACTCATCAATCAGGAACCAGGGTTCACCGGTATCGGTGGCAATATCCCCGACGATATTGCTGTAGGTGGAACCCGCCATGGGGTGGTCGGTATCAAAGAAATACTGACCGTCAAAGCATTCTGTCGTGAAACCGGCAACCAGCATGGGGAAGCTCAGGGTGTCAGGAAACTCAGCAACCTGCTGGCCGAACGCGGCGGCAATCACGCTGTACTGACCAATCTCGTCATCTTCAATGTTTTCCCGTTTAACCCGAATAGAGTTTTCCCAGGTTTTGTTGGTGATGACGTAGCCATACTGTGCCAGCAGTGCCATCTGGCGTTCGCTGACCCACTCTTTGATGGTCGGTAAATCCGCCAGCCAGCCGTATGTATTGGAGGCGGAACCACTGGGCACTTCAGTCGCAATACGCAGATACTGTGGTGTAACCCCCGTAAGCCCACGGTTAAACGCAGCACTCAGCGACGTGGTGAGTGCGTGCAAAATTTCAGCAGAAGGTGCTGGCATCGTGATTACTCCTGTTCAGGTTTGGCTGCGAGAAACTCTTTTTCGGTAATGCCCATGCTGCGACACATTGCCAGTTCAGTTTCCGTGAGCTTTTTATCGGTGGTGGTGGTTTTCCCTTTTGTGGCGTCTTCATTGTTCACCAGTGCAGGGGCCGTTTTGACAAAGCCGATAAACTGCTCCCGGCCTTCTTTGGTACGACAGGTCGCGAGATACATCTCACGGTTCGCCGGGGCGACCTTCCCGCCTTCAATTGCCGCATCCACCAGAGCCTCAGCATCTTTGTTGTTGCGGGCCTGCAGCTCACCTTCAGCTGTCTCAGCACGGTTCAGTGCCAGCTGGTGTGTCTCAATGGGAATAAACTTCGTCACATCCGGGTTTTCAGCACGGTTCAGCGCCACCGTTTCACGGTCTTTGAGTTGCTGGATAGCTTTAACTGTGTCATCAACAGACGCAGCAGCGGCCAGACCCAGCACTGTCGCAATCTGGACAGGTACGGTCATGTCGTGGTTCTCCGAGTTAAGTGCGGGTAAATCAAGGTTGGGTTTGTTGGTCAGGCCCGCACTGGAAATACGGGTCACCTGACCGTCGGCAGTAAAGCCAAAGGCCGGACTGTAGTAGCGGTATTTTTTGCCACGGATAAGGGCTTCGCCATCGGGCGTCCATTCGATGTGCGCTTCAATGACGCCATCATCACGCAGCCGGTAGTCGTCCAGCCAGGCAAATGCAGGAGCCTCTTCGCCTTTCGGCCCTTTCAGCTCAGTGGCATGCTCCATATCAAACGGCAGTTTGGGATAGCTCAGGGTGGCGCGGATAACAGCTTCCGGCTGGTTATTTACCCAGGAACGGCCATCACGCCCGGTGAATGTGCCAGCCGGTATCATCGGCAGCCATTCTGGCAGCGGGGTGTTAGCTGTCAGTTCCGGCAACTCAAAGCAGAGCGCCAGAAGTTCAATGTTGGGGAGCGGTTTGCCCATGATGCTGTCCGTTTAAAAAAGGTGTACGGACAGTATGAGGAAGGGAAAATAAAAGCCGGATTTACCGGCTTCACTGTAAATTATCGGGTTAACCCCGTTTAAAACACGTTTAAAAACGCCTGTAAGCGTTTAATAAATTTCTGGTGAATCATCGTACCACAAAGCATGACAGCGCCACCATGAAGCGTACAAACGTCTTTCAGGCAACATTATTTATTACTGTCGAACTGCTGCTGCCGGGTTTGTAACTGACGATCCAGTTCACGTTCCCGCCCTGTACCGGGGTTATAATCCCATCCCGGATCAATACCCTGTGGCACCATTTCCTCTTCACCGGTACGTTTGTTCACCCACTTAACCCGTTTTATTTCCGGCGCTTCAGTTTGCACCGGCACTGTCTGCCGGATGACCTGACCCGTTGGATTACCGCTGTCATCGAGCTGCTGAACGTTACGGGTGACACCCTGTTTCAGCAATTGCTGATACTCATACTTACTGACCTGCCGCACACCACATTTACACCCCCAGCCATTTGGTCCCATATGCGTTTTCCAGAAAGGATCATCAACCGGCAGACAGAGGTCAGCCCAGCCAAGGTGTTCCTTGCGGTGTACCCTCGACGGCCCGACAGTATAGAGCAAATACGGCATGGCCCTTTTGGTTCGCTCTATGCGGTCCCACTGACCGGCACTGCGTGCAGTACGCATATTCGTATCGTAAAGGGTGCGCAAACGTCTGTCGCTGCCGAGCTGTACCACCCGGGTTTCCTGCGTCAGTGGGTCATCCATCATCTGAGTGCCCCACCAACCCCGCTTTATCAGCAGCGGTTTCAGTGTTTCGCGGAACTGCGCGAAGGTCTGGCCATTCTCCAGTGCATCCTCCAGGATCATTTTCACATCCTGAAGAAGGTCGAGCTGGGTCATTTTTGCCACGGTAAAGCCGATACGGTGCTCTTCACGCCAGACGTCACGGTAATCAAAACCGGGCTTAAGCTTTTTGGCTTTCATCCAGGCAAGTGCCTCTTCAGGGACAATATCCTGAGCCATAAGTCACGCCTCCTGTTCAGTGATAATGGTCAGGCCATCAGCCTTCCTGAACTGCCGAATGAGCGCGGCAGAACTGTTGAAAAACGGTGTGCGGTAACGCATACAGTCATGCAGTTCAGGGAACATCGCTTTTGCTTTCCGTTTACCAAACAGCTTTTCCAGCTCAGCCACCCGTTTTGCCGAATAATAACGGCGTCTTTTCTCACACCAGAAAAGCCGGGTCAGCGGGTTAAACATATCACTGGCTTCACTACCCCATCCGGCGCACATTTTCCCGTCAAAATAAACAGCGAGAACCGTGCGGCTCTCACCGTCACGCTCCCGCGTAATACTGACCACTGTATCCTGGTAGCGGAACCGGACATGACAAAAGTAGCCTTTCAGCTCATCCGCAATGTTTGTCCACATGGCTTTCGTTACTGGCTTATCAACCATCATTCGCATCCCCCAGCGCCCGGGCTTTAAAACTCAGGAGCGCCAGCTGCTGCACGAACTCATCCGGTTTCAGCGACTGCTGAAGCTCAGGCAGGCGGGCAAGAAACTCTTCATAACTCCCGACATCTTTAGCCAGCTGCAATACCGGACTGGTGAATGCATCACCGGTCTGCTCCCAGTCTTTCATTGCTTCACTGACCATGACATCAATGTCGTCTTCCTGGCTTCGGTTGAGTGCAATGTGTTCACGGTTCAGTGCAGGGGCAGGACTGAAGGCTGTGAACGTGCTTTCAGGCACGAGAACGGCGGCACCGTCTTCGGGCTCTGCCAGCCCGAACCGGTCACGAATTTCTGATTCCTGAATTTTCATGCCCCTGTCTATCAACGGTGTCAGGGCCTCAACAAAGGACTTGAGGTCTTCGGCCTCACTGACTGACATTTTTATCCTGGGGTAATTCTCCTGAGGCCCGTAATTGAACTGGATAAACGGACGAACCAGAAACTCATTGAGCGTATCGGCCAGTTGCCGGGCGTCCCAGTTCACAATGTCCATTCTCACCCGGTCATGAACATCTGCCTGGGCACGGGAACTGCCGTTATCCGTGGTCATCGTCTGACCCAGCACCGCCTTGGATGTCTGGGCATCACACCATTCAGCCATTTCCTTAAACAGTGCGCCGCCATTATTCCGGCTGGCCGTCTCCTGCATATCCAGTTGCATACTCTGTGGAATGGCACACCCGGCATCTGAGGCAATAGAGCTGATGGCATCAATGAGGGTCTTTATCTGTTCAGGGGAGGCATTCGCACCATATTTCCCGACAACAATGGGAATACCGAACTTTTCACCAAAGGCCCACCAGTCACGCACCGTAAAGGACTTGAGCATGTACATCACTGCCACAAGACGGGCTAACCCGTTTCGAATGGGTAACCCTGACTTAAGCCGGGGCTGATGGATAATGAATTTACCCGGGCTCAGTGACACACCCGAAACAGGATTGCTGTCTGTCAGCAGCATAAACTGGCGGAGCGTCTCACGCTCTGGCCTGAGAAAGCGGGGGTCAACCCATTCATAGTCACGGGGTTTCCATTGTGCCTGACGGGTATCCCAGAGAATTTCACAGACACCGATACCTTTTCCCAGCCCGTCTATCAAGAAAGAAACTGAGTGATGAAAGCGCCACACCTGAGGCTGACAGCCACCAGACGAGAAAGGGCTTCTGGCCCGTCTGTCCACATACGGACAGAGAAACCACGACAAACAAAAGCAATGTCCACCCCGAACAAAACAGCTTTGGCAACATCACTTTAATTGAGTTGAACATTCTTTTTTTCCTTGTAACGGTGGCATTGCCAGACAATGTCTCTGACATCAACAGAATCCCATCCCTTGCGGTAATAACTGGCGTGTGTTCCATCGCAGCCGGTGTAGTCTCTTGGGGTTGGAACCGGGCCACCATCGACCCGGTGCAGCACTTCCTGACGGAGGCGATCACGCCGCCCCAAAAGCCGTGAGTTTTCCCAGCTTTTGCACATATCAGCTCCGGGTGACAGAAACCTGCCCACCAATCACTTCCTGACAGGCACTTGCCAGTTCATCCAGTCGGTTGAACCAGCCATTGAGGTATTTCCCCTGAGAAGCATTGGATTTAATGATGTCGGCGTAGTAGCGGGAACGTTTGAGGAAGCAGCGGATCAACAGCCATTCAGCATCTGCGGTACTGACTGCATTGACTGTTTTCGGGCCAATGATGCCATCAGCCTGGACACCAACAGCCTCCTGCAGCAGTTGAATGGCTTTTTTGGAACCATGCTGAACAGCGGAGTCAAAGACAAAAATGGATATGCCGTCAGGCCATGTATCGCACTTGGTTGTAAGCCAGTAGTCACGCTGATAGATTTGACCAGCCTGTTCCTGAGTCAGGTCTTTAATGAGGGTGTCGGGTTTCCCGTCGCCGCTGACATCTGTTTTTCCATCAGCGAGGCCATCCCGAAGGTCTGAAATACCGAACTTTGTTTCACCGCCTTTGTCCGTAGGGTCATTAACATAGCCACCTTCACGGGCAAGGACAAAAGCCAGTGCGTGTTGAAATGCGGGGGAAAACAATTGCTGTGTCATATCGGCACCTGAAGATAAAGTTAAAAACGTTTCTTCAATTTATGCCGGACATAAAAAAAGCCGGATTTACCGGCTTCATTGGTATTGACTATGTCATCATGCTTTTTGTGCAGAGCAGGAAGTATTCATACCTGAGTGTTTTATTTTAACATCCCAGCCATTAATGTTTTTATGCACATAATCACCATTACTCAACTGGAGCTTATCAACAGACATAAAGTCCAGTGGGTCAGTAACATTATCATCCCACGACTTTAATTTCTCAATTTGGTCAGAAGTAAGTACCACATGTCGGAAGACAATATTGCATACGGCTGTGGTGGCAACAAAGAAATCATCATCGCTGGGTTTATCACCGTTACCTGCATACCACATTTTTATATTAACTTCGTTCTTTCTCACTGAAGCTTTAATGTTCTGATAAATCCCTAAGTTACGCCCGGTAAACTCAGCAAATGCGGTGTCTCCTTCGTTGTACCAGTCAGCAGCATCCACGTTCGTGTACTGTTGAAAAACCCCTTTAACATCTTTAATGAAGTCCGTACTTGCGATTGCTGATTGGGATAAAATACTTGCTGCGATCAATATGAAGATTTTCATTAATCTTATCCTCAGAATAATGGCATTTGGTGTTTGCCATGCTCCAGTCTTCTCATCCGTTTGATGGCTTTATACACCGTTTTGTAGGTTACATGATAGCGCTCAACCAGCTCAGGTATATTTTTACCGTTAAAGTCACGCCAGATACGCATATCGCGGATGAGATACTCAAGTGTCTGCCCCCGGGGGAAATAGACCTGCATTCCTCCAATCTTGCTACTGATAGCGGCCACCAGTTCAATTGAGTGGCGGGAGTCATACCCAAGCCGTTCCAGTTCGTTACGTAATAACGCATTCAGCTCAGCCAGGAGTGAAGGAAACCGGGAGGATTCAACCTCATCATCAAGATGTTCCAGAATACTGTCATCCCGTACATCATCAAAAAGCTCACCCGTTTCATTTTTCATTGTTTCCCCCTTGCCCTTGCTGCAATAAAAGCAGAGCGAACAGAGTCATAATCCCTTAGCTCTCTGCCATTAACCGGGCTGACAGGCATCATTATCCCGCGTTCGGTCATCGTTTCACGCATCACTCTAAGGTGCCACTGTTTGAGACTTTCCAGTACAGCAATCACCATATCGCCACGCAGCCATGCCACACTTGCCACACCTTCACCACCGTTCTTCTGGCTGGTTATCCGCTGAACCCAACGGTCAAGGGCAACATCACTGCCGTCAATGACAAAACCATCTATGTGCATGAAACGCCAGATAACGCGAATTTTTGCACTGATATCTGATGGTCGTGAAGTTCTGCGTTTATCCGAACGGGCAGATGTCCGGGAAAAGCCTTTTCCCTCCAGCGCCTTCAGCACTTTTTCAAGTTCCTGAATATTCATGTCCCGGCAACTACTTTTGCCAGGAACAATACTGCCAATCATGGTCCGGTATGTTTCATCATCGAGACCCAGCTTGCGCCGGGCCACATGGATAATCTTAATCAGGGATATACGGCTCATCGTTAATCCCCTCCTGCTGGCGGTCGATACGTTCAATTTCAGCAATAATAAGTGCGCCAGCTTTCACCAGATTACGGCGATAGTCTGATGGCCTGAAGCTGTTGTCATACCAGTCAGCAGGCCAGTAATTTTCCGCTTCCATTGGTTCAATGTAGCTGATTGCCGCCGCTGCCAGTTCACCTCCAATATACGTATCATCCTGCTGAGTGGAGAACCCCTTAATGAGCAACTGGCGGTTACGCTCAACCAGTACATCGTGGGCGGCAGGTGACTGCCATTCTTTTTCATCTGGTCCAGACAATATAAGGGAAACTCTCGTTGCTAATTGCAGTTGCATTTCCTCGGCGTTCTTCGGTTCACCGGGATTACCAATACCGGCGAAGAAATCACTAATTTCACTTAAAATAAGTGAGGAATAGAATTCTTTTTTTGACATGGTATTAGTCTCCATAGTAGCTCAGTGCTTCATCGGCTTCCCACACTGGGTCACACTCACGCCAGTTGTAGAGCTGTTCGCCCCTGAAATCCCACTGCACTGACTCTGCTTTTACAATATCCATGCAATGGGTCCGCAGCCATAACCGCAAGGCGAATCGAATACGCCAGATAATGAATTTTAAATAGTCCATAAATAACCTCATCAGTGGTTTCAGCGCGAGCGAATCCCCGGCGCTCGCGCCGTATTAAGAAAGAAAACATCAGGAATTAATTATCAGAGCCTGGCTATATCCAGAGATATTTGCTTATAAGAGCCGTCAGTCTGGCGCTCATAAATCCGCAAATACTGACTGGTTCCGGTCACCTGGATAGCATCAGCTACCGCATCCATCGCCTCATTCCATTTCCCGTCATCAATGTTCAGCTGGCGTAACCCCAGCACCTGATTGATGTCTATCTTTCCCTGCTTGTTGACCCGGAAAGCATGGTCAACCAGCGCCATGATTTTTTCATCAGCACCACCGGACCATTCACTGATACAGGTATCTATCAGCTTCTTTGCTGCCTGAATTCGCTCATCGAAAACCCGGTGTTCCCCAACAGCACGAATAATTTTGTAACGGCCATCGAAGCTTACCAGCGTGACATTCCCTTTTGCGCCACCATATTCAACACCGTATTCAGCCGCTGAAACATCAATGAAGTCACCCACCTTTGCCATTGAACCGAGTTTGAACTCAGCCAGAGATTTACGCTGAAGATGAGCAGCTTCCACAATGGCAAGAACCACTTCATCACGCAGTTTATCCAGCGGTTTTATTTGGGACTCCGGAACATAATGGCCCTGAGCATTAATCCGGTAACCTTCCGGGATGTTATTTTCAGTATTCATAAAAGCCTCAGTTTAATTTTTACTATATTGTCGCTGAATAAGGTCAGTGAACTTAATTAATGCATCCAGACCTTCATGTTGTCTGGGTGCTTCAGGGATACCGGGCACTAACAACTGGTCACTGTTTCTGGAATGTCTTGCCATGTCTTCAATCAGTCCCCGAACCCGTGTTTCTTCTCCTGACAGAATGGGCAATGCGCCATCAGGTGTCACCGTACCAAACTCAATCAGACCGGATGCCCACGCGTAAGCCGTAATTTTTGCCATGTGCCCCCCTTAGTGTTTCTGTACTGACCGTTCGCAGACACTGCCTTCTGCGTGGTCACCCATGGAACGCATCTCTTCAACCAGTTTCCCCATTACCAGACCCGCTATTTCTTTTTGATTCGCGGCCATTACCATGGCAAGTGCCCCGGTGGGATTGTGCTGGTCACCCTGAAAATCAACCTGAACATTAACCGAAATCCCTTCCATGACGCCGTTTTGCACCCGTTTTGCAAAATCACTTTTAAATTCAAAAATTACTTTAGCCATATACTGATACCCCTTTATTTAAGTAGTCAGGCGATACTTCACTCAGCCTGACAGACAATGTGGAAAACCCGGTTACGGGTCATTTCCATTTTTTGGGCTATGACCGCAATGGACAGCCCCGCCTTATAAAGCTCACGGCAGAGATACTGGTCATGCTCATCTTCCGTGACTATCCGTAATGACAACCCATGGCGCATGGCGCGGTTATAGACAGACTGAGTTGAACGCCCCAGCAGACGGGCCAGTTCACTGACCCCCAGTTTCCCCGCATGCTGCTCAAGGAGACGGAGTTCTTCCCGGGTCCATGTTCTGCCTGATTTACATCCCATATTTACCTCCAGATAACCCGGCAACCCTCAAGGCTGGCAACCCAGACTGACCGGGTTCCCCCTTTGTGGGTTTCCATAATTCGTGAGGCCTGATTCACCAGTTCAGCAGGAGGGCAGGCGATTTCCAGCAAAGGACGGCGCATAAATACGCGGACATCCGTGACACGACTCCCACGCGCCCGAAGCCAGCTCTGTGCTGCCTCAGCCATACTGATATGCTCTGCAATATGTTCGGCTATCATGGTGTTATTCCCCGTTGACATCTGCATGACCGAGTTCAAGCATCGCTGAATGGATGTGCCCCGTATTAACAGGCTCACCTTTACCGCTTGCGTAGATATGAGCCAGCGGCAGGATGTGTGAAAGAGAGCGAAGTGCCCCGGGCCGTTTTGCAATAGCCTTAAGCAGCTGGCGTTCGTCCTTGCCTGCCACATTCCATGCATCACAGAAAGCATCGACATCCCCGGCTTTGATGTTGTTAATCACCACCTTTTTTGCCACCCGGGAAAATAGCCGGGCAAAGTCCACACTGCGTGTTCCACCGGTCAGCCCCGAATCCTGGAGTTCGGCAACTAAAGCGACAGCTTTAGCCCGGTGTTCGGCTCGCAGTCGCTGTTCGTTACTGGCTTTCTCCCAGTGTTGCCAGAGTTTCTGTCTTTCAAAGCTTTCTGCTGAAGCGACAGTTTTCTTGTTATTTTCAGGTAACGTGATCAACCCTACACCAGTTTCAATTAATCCTTTGGATGTAAGAAATTCGGCTCGAACTTGGGGCGGGAGAGCTGATATGTGATACTCAAATGCTTTTGACCCCTCGCGTTTACGGCGTAATTCAGTCCTTCCTGCCACCATTCTTTCAAGAGTGTCCCGGGTTCTTCTGGGGGTTGTTGGCAATCCAGCAATACCGGCGACTTCATTAGCAGATACCCATTCCATTAATTGCACTCCTCTTTGGGATACCTGCTCGGCCAAATCATTTGTGGAGAAGTTCCCAGGGCAGCAGCAATAAGTTGCTCACCTCGGGGCCATTTCCGTGCAAACGTATTACTTAAAGTTCTTGAGCCAAGTCCCGCTTCACGTGAAACACGGGCCAGTGATGTCCCTTTCTTTTTTAAAGCAGCAATTACATCTGCCCGATGCCAGTCTCTTCCATCCATGCAATTTTTTTGAGATGCTACATAATCATTCATAGTAATAAGCCCTTGTGCTTAGACCTAGTAATAAGACGATAGAGACAAAAGGGACGCAAGTCAATAGGACTTCGTCCTTTTTGTCTTTTTAGTGATTCGGCCTCAGATGCCTGTATAGCCTGGCATTTAGTGGAAAAAGACATGTAAGCGGCAAAAAGGACGACTAGTCCCTTTTACCATCGATGAAAAGGACGTAAATATGGAGTTTGAAGAATCTAAAGACTGGTTAACGGCTAAAGATGCAGCCGGTCTACCTGATATGCCTACAACCCCGAGAAGGGCAAGAGACATACTGGACAGAGCCAGCTATGACCGACCTGATTTGCGGAGAAAAAGGAAAGGGACGAAAGCGACGGAATATCATATATCTGTCCTGCCACCAGCAGCAAAGTTGGCGTACAAGAGTGAGGGAAGTAAACAGTCAGTAAATGATGTGCCATCACCTAACTACACTGTAGAAAAAGCAGAACCTGATTCGTATGACAACTTCTTAGATGAATTTGCTCTTATACCAGGTTATCGCATCCAAGTATCGGCTGGATATGGTTCATTTAATGATGATGGCATTTCACCATGTAGACATCTAGCGTTTAGACGTAAGTGGTTGTCATATCGTGGTTTTCATGAAAAAGACCTTGTTGTTGTTTGGGCAAAAGGTGATTCCATGGAACCAACAATCAGCAACAACGACACTTTACTCATTAACACAGCAGATGCCAGGCCATCTGATGGAAACATGTATGTAATCAGACAAGATGACTTGTTGTGGGTGAAAAGGTTTCAGATTCAACCTAATGGCGCCTGGGTTCTTATTAGCGATAACACGACTTATCCACCAATGCCTATTTCAAAAAGTGAGCTTCATAACTTTGAAGTCATTGGCCGTGTTGTTCATATTGCAAAGGATGTTTAA